ATGCGGAGATCATTGACCCCGAAGAAGGCGGGATTGTCAAAAGGGAGTGGTTCAAGCTCTGGCCAGACGGTAAGGGCTTTCCTAAGTTTGAGTACATCGTCCAGTCCATGGACGTGGCCACCAGCGAGAAGACCCAGAACGACCCGACCGCCCACATCACCTTTGGCGTGTTCAAGCCCATGGACGGCGGCATGTGCGTGATGGTGATCGACTGCTGGCAGGACCGGCTGCAGTACCCCGACCTTCGCCCCCGGATCGTGGATGAGTACGAGACGGTCTACGGCGACGGCAAGGAAAAGAAGCGCGTGGACGTCCTGCTGATCGAGGACAAGAGCGCCGGTATCAGCCTGATCCAAGACCTGCGCCGGGCTGGCCTGCCGGTGATCCCGTGGAACCCGGGCAAGGCCGACAAGATCCAGCGCCTGAGCATCGTCTCTAACATCATCAAGGCCGGACGGGTCTGGGTGCCTGAGTCCAGCAAGCGCAAAGGGTTTGTGCGAGACTGGGCCGAGGGCATGGTCAGTCAGGTATGCTCGTTCCCGGAGACCGCCCACGACGACTTTGTGGACGCCATGAGCCAAGCCCTGCGCTACCTGCGCGACGCCGGGTGGTTGACCATCGACTTCCCTAAGGAATGGGTGGACGAGGAAGACTACATTGACGCTGGCGGCCGTAACAGGGAAAATCCCTATGCGGCGTAGAATGTTGGACAAACCCTATATAACCAACCTCCATGACAACTGAGGCGAAATATGACACAGCACAAGAAGGACCATTCTGGCGAGTCCGCCCGCGTTCTATTGAAAAAAATAGCGCAAGAGCTCAAGGACTACGAAAAACGGGTGGGTCCGATACCCAAGATGCACGCAGCCTATCACGAGGCCCAGTTCCGCAACCACCTTCGGATGAAGAAGTCCGCAGCCTGATCCAAGCCCGGGCGACGCCGTTCCACCGAGCTGCAGACGCCTATACCAGACAGAACCTTGGCCGGTCCTACGCCCCGATTGAAAACAGCGAAAGCTCCCTGCGCAAGCAGTCGCCCATAGGCCGCACCTTCATGCTGGCCATCGAGGGCAGCCCGGAGTACAAACAAGCCATCTATGACGCCTACAAGCGCAAAATGCCCAAGCACGTAGGCAATGCCCGCAACTACGATGAGCTGGTCGCCAAAGCCTATGAGCACCTAAACCGCGAGACCAAGCAGCAGTTTGATACGCTTCCCCTGAACATGAGTTTTCATCGCAACGGTGAGGGCAACTACAACTCTAGTAAGGACATGTTACGTGACGTGCATGGCAACAAGCACCTGTATGTGTTCCAAGGCGGTGAGCCCCATCCGATGATGAACAACGTCGATCCGGCCACCGGGCTCAACGATACCGAGATGTTTCGGGCTGTCCACGACCTGTACGGCCACGCCCTGCACGGCAATGAGTTTGGCCCCAAGGGGGAGGAAAAGGCATGGGCGGCGCACTCCGGCATGTACAGCCCTCTAGCGCAAGCGGCCATGACTACAGAAACCCGTGGGCAAAACAGCGTGGTTAACTACACCGGATTGAACGCTGAGATCAAGCAGCAGGTCCGCAAGCTGGACGAGGCCGCTTACCACGCCATGCGCAGCCGGGACACCGCGCAGGCACAGCGCTTCCTTGAGCTGAAAAAGGATCTGCTGTCAAACCACTTTATCTATGGCCCGCAGGCGCCCATTTTGTTGCCGCCCGAGATGAACCGGGGCGACTATGCCGGGGGCATCCCGTCCTACATCCGGCACCTGATCAAGCCCAAAAACCCGACCAGCGCCGAGCTGACCCACTTCAGCAACGAGCCCAGTTTAGTCCAGACCGACCCGCGCTACTACGGGACCGGCATCAAGGGCCGGGAAGAACAGCGGCTGTCCGAACCCGGCGCGATCCGAAACCGGACGCACTTCTACGTTGGCAGCCCCGAGCGGGGTGAGCCCGGCCTTGGGCGCCACCGCTACACCGCGCAAGCCAGCGACCTGTACGACGTGGCGGCGGACCCCGACAAGCTGCACCGATTGGCCACCGAGCACAACATCACCCCGTGGACGGCCAAATACAATCAGGGCATCGCTGACCCGCAAACCGCGTTCAGCGACCTAGAGCGCATGGCACACGAGCACGGCTACGGTGGCATACTTCAACGCAACACCAGCATGCCCATGGCGGCAGTATTCGGCGCGTTACCGGTACGAAAGGAATCAACGTGAAACTGTCAATTGAACAGATGCTCCGTGAGCTGATGAACCGGACGCGGCACCTAAAAGGCGGCGGCCAACCGGATGATGACGATGACGGCAATATCGTTGACAGCCCTCGTGTGGCAGCCGCTAAGGCCGCGCTAAACCCAAAGATTCAGACTGTTGCCAGCCCCCAGCGCAACGCATTTCCCGGAATCTACAAGCGCCCGGACGTTATTGCCAAAGAGGCAGCCGCCCGGGTAGAGCCGGAAGATCCATCGCTCAAGCGCCTGTTTGGCGTCACCCGCGAAGACCTGTTCCAGATGGGCAAGGGCCGTAAAGGCAACCTGCCGGGCACTTTACCCGGTGCCGCAGCCAAGCCAAGAGGATCTGAGGCCGCTGCCAAGGTGATGACGCCCGAGAACGAGCGGCGCATTATTGATGTGCTAGGCGAGGCGGAGAAGCATCACGCGCTGATCCAAGGCATGGACCCGTGGTACATCATGGACCCGGCCTTCCAGCGCATGGCGCAGCTCATTGGCAAAGACAACGCCATACGCGAGTACGACAAGCTCAATCACTTGATGGGCATGGCATCCCCGGCCAGCGAGGTCATGACCGAGATTCCACGTGGAACAGCGGCCTACATGATGAGCACGCAAGGGCGCTTTGCCGATTTTCTGAAGCACGCCGGTAAAGCCGAGAACAAACGCACCCGCAAGTTTCCGGCAGACATCCGCAATGTGCCCGGCCATGCTTACCACAAGACCGCCCAAGCAGGGCCAATGGACAAGTACCTGACATCTGGTCAGATGACCATGAAAACGCCCAAGGTGCCGCTCTACATCCAATCCAGCGGCGTACCTGAGACCGGTTTCCAAACAGCAACTCCTGTTGGTGACGCGCACTGGAGCCGTGGCGTTGGCTTGGCCGACACCCGCAACCGCAAAATGGTCAAGGGCCGAGAGGCAATCCCCGGGGCGAGTGTTACCAACCCTGAGATGACCTTGCTTGCGCCGTGGTGGCGTGAACAGATTGCCGCCAAGCTCGGCCTTGAGGCTGGCCCGGCGCAAGGACGCGCATGGGGCACGTTTGCACCGCAGACCGGCGTGGACACACCAATTGGCGCAGGCAAGCTAGAGCTGCTGGCCCGCAACATCATGATGACCGCGCATCGCCTTGGCGTCACACCTGAGACCGCCCGCGACATGCTGCTGACCGGCAAAGCCTATGCTGGCAAAGCAGAGGGCGGAGCCGTTGGATATGCTGACGGCGGAAGCGTGGAGCCCGACAAGGACACCATGTTGGCGGCGTTGATGATGCGTAGGGACCCTAATTTGATGAACATCAAGGACGTCGGCGTCAACGAAGCACCCGATCTGCCCATCAAGGCATTTGTGTCTCCCAACGGCGGATCAAGTGAGGGCCTGCCCATCGGTGGCGTGGATTTTCAGCCCCTGACACCCGGCAACCAGATGATGCCCCAGCAGCCCGGACAGCCGCCCGGACAGTCACCAGCCCCTGCAGGACAGTCACCAGCTCCGCCCGGACAGTCACCAGCTATGCCCCAGCCCGGCCAACCCCAAAGCAACATACTGGCCATGACGCCCCAAGGCCAAGCCATGCAGGCCATGCGTCCACAGGCCATGCCACAGCGCCAAGCAATGCCACAGCGCCCTGCTATGCCCCAACGGCCAGCAATGCCGGGTATGAAGCGCGGAGGGTCAACCCATGACATCTATCTGACGGAGCGCCCGCTGTGAGCTTCTACTCCCCCATCGACCGGCTGGCCCAAAACCTACCCCGTCCCAAGGGGACCGGCGCGGAGTTCATGACCGAGTTGAGCAAAATGCCCGGCTACAAGGCGCAGGAGGCCGAGGACCGTGGGCTACAGGCACTGATGAACCTGCCCAAGATGGAGCGGGCGCAATTCTTGGAAATAATGCGTTTAGCTAAACCAGCCGTGGTGCCTAAAGCCCGGGATACTCAAGAAGAACATCACGAGGAATACACTTTGCCGGGTGGAACCAACTACCGTGAAATATTGTTGCAGCACCCAAACCCAAAAGCAAAATTTCAAGGCGTAAACGCGCATTTTGGCGGTGCACCCAACATACTGGCCAGCGTCCGTGCTAAGGACCGCACCGGACCCAACGGCGAGAAGATTCTGCACATCGAAGAGCTGCAATCGGATTGGCACCAGCAGGGACGCGAGAAGGGTTACGCGTCACCCGAAACCGCTGACCGTATCAAGGCAGCAGAGCGCGCGCATCGGGAGCTGAAGCAACAATTGGAAGAGGCCAAAGATGCGTCCAGTAGGTTTGAGCAGTACCTCAAAGACCCATCACCAGTTTGGCAAAACCCTGCGGCGCAAGAGCGCGTCAAAAATAGTTTGATGGAAGAAAACAATAAGGTGATGGAGCTGATGCCGCAAGTCATGAAGGCCGAAGCCGCGCACCAAGACCTGCTGCACCAGTCAAGGGTGCCCGATGCCCCGTTCAAGAAGAACTGGCACGAGATGGCGCTCAAAAAAATGATCCACCATGCCGCCGAGAACGGCTACGACTCCATTGCCATCACGCCGGGCGCGGAGCAGGCGGATCGGTATGGGCTGGCCCAGCATATTGGCGTGTTGTCATATGACCCAGAACGACAACATTTTGCTGCGTTCAAACCAAACAGAGAAACGGCTATGCACGAGCACGGGGCAACACCTGAGCGCGTGTCTCAACTGGTGGGTAAAGAGTTGGCGCAAAAGTTAATGGCCTCGCCCAGACAAGGCGGTTTTCATTACCTTGAAGGCGACGACATCAAAGTCGGTGGCGAAGGCATGAAGGGCTTTTACGACAAAATCGTGCCCAACTTCCTAAACCAGTTTGGCAAGAAGTACGGCGCAAAAGTAGGTACAGTGCCAATTGAATCAGGCGAAGAAATGATTCCTGATAATGCCGGTCTTGGTCAAATTAGGTCTGGCAAACCTAGCATAGTTAAATTGCACCATTTCCCCATCACCCCAGAGATGCGCGAGGACGTGACCAAGAACGGCGTGCCGCTGTACGCCAAAGGCGGCGAGGTTGAGGTCAAGCCGACCTCCTACGACCCCAACCTGCAACGCAGGCACCCAGAACTGGAGGCGGCCATACGCGGCATTGCTGCGGGCACTACGACGCACAAGCAGCTTGACAAGCTGATTGCCAAGCAC